CTCCAGTGTTAATGATCTTGAGTCGAAAGCAAGATTCCTTGTAAAAGGTGCTGCTCTTCCTGCTTCTACTGTCACTCCTATCAACATTCCTTTTAGAGGAAGAAACCTCAAAATTGCTGGTGATAGAACGTTTGATGTCTGGACTGTTACAGTTATCAACGATACTGACTTTGCAATCCGTTCTTCTTTTGAAAGATGGATGAACTCCATTGCTAAGGTATCTGATAACTCTGGTAACACAGACCCAGCAGATTATCAGACCGATGCAATCGTTCATCAACTTGGTCGTGCTCCAGTAACTGGTGCTGGTTCTGCTCAAGAAAGTGCTGTTGATCAGCCAATCTTGAGAAGTTATCAGTTCCACGGTGTTTGGCCAACAAACATCTCTGCCATTGAACTTTCTTACGATAACACCGATGCTATCGAAGAGTTCACTGTAGAACTTCAGGTTCAGTGGTGGGAAGCTGTTGGAAACGGTGGTGCGATTGCCTGATAAATAGGAGAATAGAACGCACACTTTAATATGGCAAGGCTCTTTGGTTTCTCTATTGAGGACAACGAGGATAAATCTAAAAGTATAGTCAGTCCCGTCCCCCCGACAAACGAGGATGGGGCTGATTTTTACGTATCCTCCGCTTTCGGTAGTCAGACCATTGACCTTGAGGGTGTCTATAGAAGTGAGTATGAACTTATTCGTAGATATCGTGAGATGGCACTTCATCCAGAGTGCGATCAAGCAATCGAAAACGTGGTTAATGAAGCTATTGTTAGTGACCTTGATGATTCTCCCGTTGAAATTGATCTCGAAAACTTAAATGCTAGTGACGGCATCAAAGATAAAATCAGAAAAGAATTCAAGCATATCAAAGACCTGTTAGATTTTGATAAAAAGGCACACGAAATCTTTCGTAACTGGTATGTTGATGGTAGAATCTACTACCACAAAGTCATTGACCTCAAGAGACCTCAGGATGGTATTCAAGAGGTAAGATACATTGACGCACTGAAGATGCGTTATGTTAGAAAAGAAAAAGATAAGAACAAAGACAGATCTGACCTGTTCAATAACACTCAGGTTTCAGAAAATCAAAGAGTGATTTTCCCTGAGATGGAGGAGTATTTCATGTATACTCCCAAGATCAATTATCCAACCACAGTTCCTACCTACGGTGGTGGAACTAAAGGTGTTAAAATTTCTAGAGATTCTATTTCGTATTGCACTTCTGGTCTGGTAGATAGAAACCGTCACACCGTTCTTTCTTATCTGCAGAAAGCAATCAAGTCTCTCAATCAACTGCGTATGATTGAAGACTCTCTGGTTATCTACAGATTGTCCCGTGCTCCAGAACGTCGTATTTTCTACATTGACGTTGGTAATCTTCCTAAGGTAAAGGCAGAACAATACTTGCGTGACGTAATGAATCGTTACCGCAACAAGCTTGTTTACAATGCCACCACTGGTGAGATTCGTGATGACAAGAAGTACATGTCTATGCTGGAAGATTTCTGGCTGCCCAGAAGAGAAGGTGGACGTGGCACTGAAATCACCACTCTGCCTGGTGGTCAGAACTTAGGTGAACTTGCTGATATTGAATACTTCCAGAAAAAACTCTACAGATCTTTGGGTGTTCCCGAATCCAGAATGCCTGGTTCTGGTGATGGTTTCAACCTGGGTCGTTCTTCCGAGATTCTCCGTGACGAACTTTCCTTCAGTAAGTTTGTTGGAAGACTGCGTAAGAGATTCAGCAATCTGTTCCTGGATATGCTGAAGACTCAGTTGCTCCTCAAGAACATTGTTACTCCTGAAGATTGGGAGATGATGTCTGAGCACATTCAGTTTGATTATCTGTATGATAATCACTTTGCCGAACTCAAAGAGGCAGAGTTGATGACCAACAGACTCAATCTCCTTGCTCAGGTTGAACCTTATGTTGGTAGATACTATTCCACTGAGTATGTTCGCAGAAAAGTTCTTCAACAGAAGGATCAAGAAATCATTGAAATTGATATGCAAATCGAGGATGAAATCGAACGTGGTATCATTCCAGACCCCAATGAGCAGATGCTACAAATGGAACTTGGAATGACACCCGAAGGTCAACAACCACCTGAAGAAAATGTCCGTCAAAGAGGAAACGATATGAAGGACACTGACCTGGATGTTGGCGTAATATAAATAATCGTTAGACAATAGTATTTAAAACATGGAAGACGTTATTGATCTTATTGCCACTGATTCTTCTGCGTCCGAAATTAGTGACAGAATCAAAGATATTCTTTACAGCAAAGCTGCTGAAAGAATTGATTCTTTGAGACCTGTCATTTCTAATTCCATTTTCGGAGGACAGACTGATAGTGAAAATGAAGTAGAACCCGAGGAGGACTGATGGCTAGAACACTTTTAATTGGTGATGAAGTTACTTTACCAGCTACGGCTGGTGCTGCTACCTCTTTGACACAAGCTTCAGTTGTCAGAATTGTTAATGTTTCTTCTGGTATTGCTACTGTCACTGTCGATACTGCTATCGGTGCTGGCAATTCGGTTAGTATGACTCTTCCAGCTGGAACAGTAGAGTTCCTTGAAAAGGCTCATAATTCTGTTATCTTTGCCTCTGCGGCAAATGTACTTAAAGCATCTAAAGTAGGATTTACTGCATAAACCAATGAAACTTATCAGAGAAGAAATCGAAAGCGTAGAGGTAATCGTTGAGCAACGCAACGGTCAAAAGCACCTCTACATTGAGGGTATCTTCCTTCAGGGAGATATCAAGAATCGTAACGGAAGAATGTATCCTTGCGAAACTCTTGCCAGAGAAGTCGGTCGTTACAACGAGAGCTTCGTTGAAAAGGGTCGTGCTCTTGGTGAGCTCGGTCACCCCGATGGTCCTTCCATCAACTTAGACCGTGTTTCTCACAAGATTACTTCTCTGAGACAGGAAGGCACTAACTTCATTGGTAGAGCACAGATTCTGTCTACCCCTATGGGTAACATTGCCAAGTCTCTTCTTGATGAAGGGGTAAAACTTGGTGTTTCTTCCAGAGGCATGGGTTCTCTGAGAGAAGACCGTAATGGTATCAAGGTTGTCGGTGAAGATTTTATGCTTGCCACTGCTGCTGATATCGTTGCCGATCCTTCCGCACCTGACGCATTTGTCAATGGCATTATGGAAGGTAAAGAGTGGGTATGGGACGGTGGTATTCTCCGTGAAAAATATGCAGAGAAGACATACAAAACCATTAACACACTCGTTGATCAGAAAAGACTTGAGGAGAACAAGTTGAAGTTATTCCATAACTTCTTATCAAATCTCTGAATTAATAAATAAATACAGATTATCACTAGATCAATCAATCGGAGAAATCGAAAAATGTCCGCTGGTAAAGATTTACAAGAAATGGAAAATCCCGTAACAAGGGGTGCGAAAGCTGCTGAGCCAATGGATGCATCTAAGAAAGCTTCTTATACTGCTGCTCAAGCTAGTGTAGAAAATCTTGGAGGTCCAACCCCTGAGAACTATAAGCCCGATGATATGTCGGCTGCCCTTAAGGCTCCTTCTCTGGCAACAGTTAAGGATATTGTTAACAGAGGTGCTAAGCCTGCTGAAGCTATGCCCAAGGCTCCCAAGTATGTTGCCTCTGGTGACGAGGTAGAACTTGAGGATGGTCAAGAAGTTGTTGCTGAAGCTGAAGCAGAAGAAGAGACTCAATTCAATGTTGAGGAAGATCTTGCTGCTCTGTTCGGTGGTGAGGAGCTCTCTGAAGAGTTCCAAGAGAAGGCAAAGACAATTTTCGAAGCTGCTCTGACTGCCAAGGTTGGTGAAATCCAAGAAGCTCTTGCTGCTCAGTATGAGCAAACTCTTACTGAGAACCTGACTGAAGTCAAGAAAGAGCTTGTAGAAAGACTCGATGCATATCTTGAGTACGTTGCCGATGAGTGGCTGACCGAGAATGCTATCGAAGTCGAGCACGGTCTGAAGACCGAAATTACCGAATCGTTCCTTTCTGGAATGAAGAGTCTTTTTGAAGATCATTATGTTTCCATCCCTGAAGGTAAATATGATGTGCTTGAGAGCATGGTAGATAAACTTGATGAAATGGAGAATAAACTCAACCTGCAAGTTGAGAAGAATATTTCCCTTACTAACAGACTGGCTGAAGCTACTGCCGAAGGAATCTTTGGTAAAGTAACTGAAGGTCTGGCTGATACGCAAAAGGAAAAACTTGCTTCTCTTGCTGAAGGTGTAGAGTTTGCGGGTGAAGAAGAATACCGTGAAAAACTGGTAACTCTTAGAGAGTCGTATTTCCCCTCTACTAAGAGCACAAACGTAAAATCTTCTGAAACTTTATCGGAGGGTGTAAGTGATCCTGAGCCAGAGGTTTCCTCTGATGCCATGGCTGCTTACATGAGAGCCCTTTCGATTAAGAACTGATTATAGATTGTAAACCACAAACTTAACTCTAAGGAGAACAATGTTTAATTCCGATAAACTTATGGAGAAGTGGGGTCCTCTGCTGAATGCAGAGTCCTGCGATCCTATTAGAGATTCCCACAGAAAGGCTGTTACTGCCGTTCTGCTCGAAAACCAAGAGAGATTCCTGCGTGAGCAAGCTGCCTTCGAGCAAGGTGGTATGCTGACCGAGGAGCCCACCAACTCTGCTAATGCCCCTGGTGCTTCTGGTGGTTTCAGTGGTAGCTCTGCTGCTGCTGGTCCCGTTGCTGGTTTCGACCCCGTTCTGATCTCCCTGATCAGACGTTCTATGCCCAACCTGGTTGCTTATGACCTGGCTGGTGTTCAACCAATGAATGGTCCTACTGGACTCATCTTCGCAATGCGTTCCCGCTACACCAATCAGAGTGGCACTGAAGCTCTGTTTGATGAGCCCGATACCGCATTCTCCTCCACCAGAGACTTTGCTTCTGGCAGAACTGGTGGTAACTACTCTGGTCAAGTCCTTGACGGTCCTCTGGTCGGTTTCGGTACAACTGGTGATCAGCGTGGCACCAACCCCTCCGTCCTGTCTGGTGCAGGCACCACAACTGGCATTGGTACTCAGTACAATGTTGGTCAGGGTATGGAGACTGGTGACTCCGAAGCTCTTGGCGACGGCACCAACGAAGACTTCAACCAGATGGCTTTCTCGATCGAGAAAGTTACCGTTACTGCTAAGTCCCGTGCTCTGAAGGCTGAGTACTCCCTGGAACTGGCACAAGACCTTCGTGCTATCCACGGTCTGAATGCTGAAGCCGAACTGGCTAACATTCTCTCCACAGAGATTCTGGCTGAAATCAACCGTGAAGTCATCAGAACCATCTATAAGGTTGCTGAGAACGGTGCTCAGGCAAACGTTGCCACCGCAGGTACATTCGACCTGGACGTTGACTCCAATGGTCGTTGGTCTGTTGAGAAGTTCAAGGGTCTGCTGTTCCAAATCGAGAGAGATGCCAACCGCATCGCACAAAGAACTCGTAGAGGAAAGGGCAACATCATCCTGACTTCTGCTGACGTTGCTTCTGCTCTGACCATGGCTGGTGTACTCGATTACACCCCTGCCCTGAATGCAAACCTGAACGTTGATGACACTGGCAACACCTTTGCTGGAACCATCAACGGTAAGTACAGAGTTTACATCGACCCATTTGCTGCTAACTCTGCTGCTAACCAGTACTACGTCGTTGGATACAAGGGTTCTTCCCCCTACGATGCTGGTCTGTTCTATTGCCCCTATGTTCCCCTCCAGATGGTTCGTGCCGTCGGGGAGAACACCTTCCAGCCCAAGATCGGCTTCAAGACTCGTTACGGTCTTATCTCCAACCCCTTCGCAGAAGGTAATGTTGATAACCAGGGTCTGGGTCGTGTCTATCCTGGCGTTAACCGTTACTACCAGAGAGTCAAGGTTGCCAACCTCATGTGATTCTGGTATAATATCCTTCCGTGTGAAGGAAGTTCTGGGGACCGAAAGGTCCCCTTTTTTTATGCCTAGGTATAAACTCGTAGGCATAAATTTTCTTTGCGTTATTGTATAAAATCAAACATTTTACTCTAAATACGGTATAGTGATATGAGGAGGTTAAAATGAGTCGAAAACTTTTAGGTTCGTCACGTGTCGGTATGCATGGAGGTTATCATGCACAACTTAATAAGTCGCAATCAACTGGATGAGTGGCGTCATTTTGAGAAAACAGTAAATGAGTTGGAGGAAGAACTCAATCTTATCAATGACTACTACGAATGTTTAATTGAGTGCGATGATTCTCAATCAATTTGTAAAAGGATTTGTAGGCACATTTTAGAATAAAGTTTGGGGGGTGACGACCCCCCTTTTTTTGTATAAATACAATGTTACATTGCAAACACCAAAGTGGGCAAACCTGCAAATAAGAAGGGCAAGTCTGCGAATGCCAAGCAAAATGCTGGTAATGCTACCGCCAAGAAAGCAAAAAACGGTGGTAAGAAGAAGTGAGGATATATGCCAAGAGAATGGAATACTTCTTTTAGGGAACCCTGGAACCCTGTTATAAAGAAGTGCTTAGATGGTGTAGATCTTCACAACAAACTTTACTTCGAAACTCAAGATAGTTTTCACCTTAACCAAGCAGATTTACTTAGAGTTTATGTCTCTAGATTAAAGACCTGGATACATGAGACAGAACCAGAGGGTTTTCATCGTCAATAAATAGTTTCGTAAAGTATGGCAAGTCATGGCTGCTCCTACTAGAGATCCCTTTGATAAGCAGATTCAGAATAGAAATTACCTGTCAAATGTAGGATTTAAGTTTACGCTTGCCAGATTTCCAAAGGTAGATTTCTTTTCCAATACTGCAAATCTCCCTGGTCTTACACTGGGAACAGTCAATGCTCCAAACTACTTGAAAGAACTTCCCCTTGCTGGAGACAGATTGGTTTTTGAAGATCTGACCGTCCAGTTTATTGTTGATGAACAACTAGAAAACTATCTTGCTGTTCATAACTGGATGAGGGGTTTGGGTTTTCCTAATAGT